TGACACATTGCCCTGGGCAAAGGAATTAGCTATGTTTGGCGATCTATACCCGCCGCTATTGCCAGCACCAACCAGGCCTCCTGCACGATATATACCGATCACATCGCCAAGCGCATAACATCTATCAATTAGCTCAAAATCCATGAAGCCGACAAGTCCACCGACACCGATGAGACTTGTATTCCAAATCTCAGGTTCTGTAATTATCTCAGTGCCGGTTACATCACCTTCGGCATAGGATTTTCTAACCAGTGACCTATTGCCAGCATAGCCGATTAAACCACCGACACATTTTTTTCCGGTGACTACTCCTGTCGCATAAGCAAACTCACAAGGGCAGTCAAAATAATACCCTACTAGACCACCTACTATGTCGCCGCCTGCAATAATTCCTGTTGCATGAGACTGGTATAATTTGAGATATTTTAGGTACCCGACAAGACCACCGATATTCTCGCCAGATCCGGTTACGGCTGCCAGAGAGTAGCAAGAAGCTATTCTGCCGATTCGGTAATAATCTTCGTCTCCGTAGTCTACTCCTGCCTCAACGCCTTCGGCATAACCGACAAGGCCGCCCGCGTTAGTTCTGCCGCTTACAGTGCCTGTCGACGAACAATTTTCAGCTAGGTTAAAACCGTTTGTCGTATATTGCGTTGTTGTTATTTTCCCAGCCAGTACTCCAACATTATCCTGACCGGTAATATTGGCTCCTGTGATGTTTACATTCTTTATATTCGGAGCATTAGCCAAAACATCAAATTCGCATACGCCGAAAAGTCCTACATTGTCCGTACTCGCCCGGTCAATTGTCAGGTTAGATATTGTATATGGAGATCCGTCTAATTTGCCCGTGAACGGTGCTGCTGTGGTTCCGATAGGCACCCAGTTAGCGTATCCTACCAGGTCTATGTCAGCGCCAAGGACGTAATCACCGTCAAGGTTAGAACGTATTGCATCAAGGTCTGCTGGAGTTAAAATTGTAGTCGCCACATTATCACCTCGCCACTGAAACTAATTCTGTACCTGCCGGTTGCGTACCGGTTCCGTCCCACTGCAGCGCCCAAATCTTATCATAACTCACGCCTCTCTCTACCCAAAAGAGCCAGGGCAGTTCACCATCGAAGGTAATCGACACATCCCTGACCTTCGCATCAACTTCCTCAGTGGCAAGGGTGAATGTCCTGTCAGGCGCAGTAAAATCAATCGTTTCGGCATAGGTATAGACATTTACGACAGCTTGACCACTCACAACAGCAACGATCCATATTTCAGTTGCGGCATCGACTACGATTTTGGGGGCTAAGTCAACGCTACCCAGGGTTCCGCTACGAATTGTTTGGATGTCAAGGGTACGGTTTGCTTTGACTATTACGGCCTCCATACGCGGATCGGCGTTATTGTAGATGGTTTGCTGAACTAGGTTTATGCGGGCCTGGATATCAGCGGGTAAAGCTCTCATACTGTGCCCTCCTCGGAGACAATCAGGGTAAAGCTTGTTTTGTAAGTTCCAGGCGCTAACTTTTCCCACTTCGGACTGCCGCGAATTATGCCTGTGTAATAATTGCCGTCTGCGGTGACTTTTACGGGCGTTTTTAGCGACTTATAGACGTCTATACTGTTCTTGTCGGTTACAGATGTGACAATTAATGCAACTTCACAAATCCGCGCCGGACTGCCTATAGTTTGGATATGGATTGAATTATCAAGCAGCTTATTTTCAACCTCTTGGGTTTCGTAGTCTGGAATAACGGAGGTGACGCGATCTGTAATAAGCACATCGGCAGAAGTGTATAAACTTGCCACTAGATACGCACCTCCCGGCGAAGTTGATCCATGATAATATCTACAGCACCCATTAGCTGATTCTGATTATTTACACCTTCTACACGTATAGTTCCGGTGTGGTTGACTGTTTGCGCAGTTGACTCACCTTCCGGAATCACTCTTTCACCATTCGCGAGCAAAGCCAATCCTTCAACTTGCCCGAAGGGTGCCTTAAATATACCTCCTCCGTGTAGTACGGGTATATTAGCTATATTCACTCCCCAAGTTTTGTTTTGAATGCTATTGGGAAGAATATCCCAGTCGGGGGTAGACACACTTATGGTATTTAAACCATCAATAACATAATTTATACCTTCGATCATAACATTTAAAACTGATTTTATAGGTTCCCACATACCTTCCCACAGACCGATAAAGAAATCTCCAAAACCATTCCAAACATCTTCGAAATAGTCAGCGGTTGCCCTCATTGGCTCTAGCATACTTTCCCATAGATCAGTAAAAAATACCTTAAAGCCTTGCCATGCCTCCGTAAAATAATCTACCGTTGCTTTTACCGTATCAGCCATCATTCCGACTAGTGCAACGATTGCATCTGCGTAAGTTACCGTGTTTTTGTCTTTTGCTGAATTATCAGGAGACTTGTCTTCGTTGTCTGCGTCCTTGGTTTTAACGCCTAATTCTCCCTTCAATTCATCTATCTTATCTTTCTCATTATCGTATCTTTCATTTACGGATTCAGTTATAGCCTCGTATGCTTCTTTAGCAGCTAGTTCCTGTTCCTCGTATGTTTTCTTAATTCTTTCAAGATTTTCGTTGGCTAAATTTGTTTCTATCTCATATGATGACTCTATTTTTTCTATCTTGATGTCCGTTTCAGTTTCAAGTGCATTAGTATCTGCTTTGTGTATTTTTTCGGCCTCAGCCAGACTATTTTCAGCAAGTTTCTTTTTCTGCTCAAAAGAATTCCTTACGGTATCCATCTGACTGCGGATACTTTCCTTGTTTTTATCTACTTCCTGTTTCCTAGTCCATTCGGCAAGTTCAGCAATAGCCTTTGCCTTGTCTTCTGCGGTTTCTGCTTCATCTATCGCCTTTTGCAGTCTGCTACGCTCGGCATCCTGATCCCTCTTCTTTTCCTCCGCATCTATGGAATCCAGTTGTCCCTGTAGTGCCGCCAGATCGCCGTCCCTTGATAATTCCGCTGCTTCAATTATTTTGGCGTAGCTATCTTTAGCTTTTTCGTATATCTGATCATAATAATCCTTCTGCTTGTCAGCATAATCTTTAGCCGCTTCAACCTTTTCATCTCTTGCTTTTTTGGCTAAGTCTATGCTCTTTTCAATCATTTCTTTCTCTGCCTCATACGCTTCTTTTGAAGCCTTTTGGCTTTCTTCGTAGTTAATTTTAGCTAGTTCTTTGTCATCAACTTTAATTTCAACCTGCTCTATTCCGATACCGTCAAGCCTATCTTTTAGCTGCTCAGAAGTATACGCGGCATGTTCTAACTGCGAACTATCCACAGGTATTGGTGTTTTATTTTCAGCTAACTTATCTTTTTGTACCTTCAATTCTTGCGCTTTAATTTTTGCGCTGTCAATTTTAGCTGGATCAACTTCTACCTTTTTTTTCTCTTCGAGTAAGCCCAATTTACCCCTTACCCATTCGATACCCTTGTCTATCTTTTTAAATAACCATCCCAGGGCATCAATTAAAGGTTGTATCGGTTTGGTGATGTAATTCCATGCCGCCACCATGAAACTTTTAAAGCCGCTAAATCTTGCATCTATGGCGTTTACCGTACCGATAATAATGCTTTTAATGCCGTTCCAGACAGCCATTCCAATTTTTTTGACATCATCCCAATGTTTAAGCAGTTGATAGCCGATAGTAATTAAAATAGCTATTGCGGCTACAATAAGACCTTGGGGAGTTAATAGAAATGCCAGCATTGCCCTGCCTAAAGCAGTTACTGCCGCTGTAAGCATTGGCAAAACGACAGATCCAAGAGAGGTAAATAAAAGTATTATTGCCCTTATTGGAGTCGTTAGCCTTGTCAACCAAGTCATCAACAAAGGAGCGTTGGCCGTTACCCACAAAAAACTTGCTGCAAGTTTGGCAAAGTAACCGACAAATATCATAAATATGCCACCGGTGATTAGCAAACCTGCTCCCAGTGCGACAATTACTGTTATAGTACTCTTTACCCACTCAGGAAGCGAACCAAAAGCGTTAGCTAGTACGGTTAAGCCTTTTACGATATTATTTAGTAGCGGCAAGAATGTGTTACCGATGGATATTTGCAAATCCTCTATCGAACTAGAAAATATTTTTAGGCTACCTTTATAGTTATCCAATTGCTTTTTGGCTATTTCTGCCGCCTTGCCAGTGCTGTTTTCAAGTTCTTTTGTATACTCCCGAAGTTTTTCTGGCCCAGCATCAAGTAACGCTAACATTGCCGGAGCACCACGCGCACCAGCTAAATACGCTGCTACTGCAAGTTTCTGTTTATCTGTAGCATTAGCTGTAGCATCAGCTATTCTTTGGATTATATCGGGGAATGGAAGTATCTTGCCGTTTGCGTCCTCTATGCTTATGCCAAGTGCCTTCATCGTTTTTACTACTGCGCTTGGTTCGGTTGATAGTCTTAGGAAGATATTCCTGAGAGCAGTACCGGCCATATCAGCCTTTATCCCAACATCTCCAAGTATCCCAGCAGCTGCGGCAACCTGCTCTAATGATACCCCAGCAGCCCTAGCAACAGGCCCGACATATTTCATCGTCTGACCAAGTGTTTCCAATGTAGTGTTTGACGTGACAAAGGTTTTTGTCAAAACATCAGCCACTCTGTTCATTTCGCTTGCTTCTATGCCGTATGCTCTTAGGACATTGCTTGCGATATCCGCAGTTTCAGCCAAAGCCACCTGTCCAGCAGCCGCCATGTCAAGGAGTCCAGGCATTGCCGATATCGTCTCGCTTACTTTAAAACCTGCCATCGAAAGTGACTGCATCGCCTGCGCTGCTTCAGTAGCGGTATAAGCGGTATCCCTACCTAACTGCCTTGCCGTTTCTGTTAACTTAGCTAATTCTTCTTCTGTTGCGCCGCTTATCGCACCTACGCGCGCAACCGCATACTCAAAATCAGCCGCAACATTAACTGACGAACCAAGCACAGCGCCTATGCCTAAACCCATAGCAGTTACGCCTATGCCTATTTGCTTAATAGAATTCAGTACATCGCGGTTCATCTGATTAATGTTTCTTGTCACTCTACTTTGTACATTAGAGCTGAATCGCGTTATATCCAAAGTTGCACGCTGTAAATTAGCTTGGAAATTTTCAGTATTAAGACCAAGCGCGACAACTAAACTAGGTAGTTTTGATGCCAAATATATTCACCTTCTTTCTATGAAGGGATTTTTTCTCTTTTAACGAATAGGTTATAAAAAGGAGTGATGCGTAATGGTAAAAAAATATAAACCTGGGGAATTGGGCACTGAATCAAAACCAGTAAAAACAAAAGGCTGTTTGATTGCGTTTGGATTATTCGTACTCTTTGCAATATTGGTTTCATCATGTGTTAAACCGGAACCAAAAGACAGTGCACTAAGTGCCTATATAATCTCCCAGCAATTTGTTGAAGAAAAACTAAGATCACCATCTACTGCAAAATTCCCGATGTTTCGAGAGGCACACGTCACTAATATAGATGAAGGTAAATACATTGTAATTGCTTACGTAGATGCTCAAAATCATTTTGGTGCCACGGTTCGGAGTAATTTTAGTGCTACAGTTAAGTACGCAGGAGACAACAACTGGAATTGCGAAGCATTAAATATGTGGGAGTAGGCAGGTTAATCCCCTGCCTTCGTTTCATCCTCCCCGCCATAAGCAATATTAAGCAGTTTCACCATTTCCAGCTGATCTTCCCATTTTTGCTTTTTCTTATCTACATCTTTTTTAGGTATAAAATCGCTGGGGGTAAACGCTCTCGGATTTTTATCCTTATTCCTGTTGCAGTTAGCTATTACCGATGCAACGATACCAAATCGGAAAAACTCCCGATCTTCGCGTATATTGTAGCCTTCAATAATACCCATCCATTCTTTCGGAGTTAAACACCAGAATTCCCAAGGTTTTAGGCCAATTATGTATGCCGATTTCTCGGCTTTTTCGATGGAATCAGAAAAGCGAAGGTCAGTTAATGCACCGCCTCCGCTGTCGGGTTTCCCTCTTCTTTATCCTCGCCCAAAACGCCGGACATTTTAAGAGCAACGCCGATAAAATTAGAAATTGTATCAAGGGTGCCGCCGTTTTCGATAAATCTCTGAATAATACTGCCTGTGCGTTCAATGGTAAGCCCCTTGTCCTGCCATTTAAGACCTGCCCAAGTCAACATTCTTATGGTGGACATACCCGCTTTTTCTTCGGACAAAAATTTACCTATACCAAAACCAGATTTATCCTCCAGATCCGCTATGGCATTAAAGTCGTAGCGGAGTTTCCTTAACTTGTCCAGTTCAATTTCAACACCTCTGTTTTCGATCATGACTAATTCTCCTTATGTGAAAACTTTTCAATCAAAATTTTAGCTTCTCCCTCATACTCCAATTCTCCTATTAAACTAAGAGTAACTATCGGAGTCTCACACGCCACTGCCTTAATTTCAGTCGCTCTTATGCCTTCTATCTTTACCCCGTTTATTTCAACGGTTCCAAATCCATTACAATCAAGCACTACTTTAATTTTAGCTAAATCCATAGGTTTAGCCACCCTACGAAGCTGCCCTAGACAGATATATCGTATATGTCTTGGTGCTCTTATTAGTTTCAGTAACAGTTATCGTAATCGTAGTAACACTTCCTGCCGCTCCTAATGTGATCGCGCTTGATTCCACTCCGGTTGCTACTGTATTTCCGTTTACAGTTATTACGCCTGCCGATGCTGTCGGGGTTACGGTTACGCTTGTTACACCTGTTAAAACAGTTGCTACATAAGTAGTCGTTGCCTGCGCCTTGGTCGGGGTGACTACCGCACTCTCAGAAATAACAAAGAAAGGGGTTGTCAGACCTGCAGATGCAGAAGTCGCCAGAGTCGGCTTGCCGGTAATTTTCAGCGTTGCGTTAAAAGTGAGTTTCCCGTCGATGGGAGCATCAGAAGCCTTGAACCCGGTAACAAGTGCGCTAAAACTCCAAGATATGCCGGTTGCAGTGGGAAATGTAATAACAAAAGCAGATACTGACTTTGCGTTCATCGCTGTTAGCAATGCCGATTGACCCGCATTGCCGGGATAAAAGTTGCCTTCAATTGGCACCTCTCCAGCATCTAGGACAGTTCCGATGAATTCGCGATACGAGTTTGCGCTGTCGTGGTTTGTTGCATCAATAGTTGCAAGTTTTGCGTCAATGCCGCCGATATTGGCTAATTCTGCAACGGCAACGCCGCCGATAGTTAACGCTGTTCCGAAAGCTGAACTTGCTGTTGTGGTCATGATTTTACCCCCTGTTTAATTTTTTCTAGCATAGCAATTATTTTGTCTAAGGTTTTGTTGTGCTTTCTATGCTCAAAATAAAGAGACAAGAAAAGAACAATATTTAAAGTTAGTGAGAAAAATAAAATACAGGACATGCTTTTACGCCTCCCTGTAATGAATTAAAACGTCAATCGGTACGTGGTACTCATCCACGTTATCATAGTACGTATCTGACACATCTTCGTAGGCATCAGAACCATCATTGCAAAAAACGGCCTGGACTTTAGGGTTATCTTGTGGCAATTTTTCAAGAGCGGCGATCACTAAATCGGATAGGTCTTTTGCTTCTTCGTATGTACCGCCGTAGCAGTCAACCTGTATTCTTGGAGTAGATAGGTTACTTGCTCCACCGTGCGTATACTGCCTTCCAGGACTAACCTTGAAATAGGTGGCGTAGGGTGTAGTTACCTCCTGTGCGGCAACAACAGGGTAAATCTTGTCACCGATAAGAGCAATTAAATCAGCATCGGCAGACAGGCAATCATAAACTGCTTTCTCAACACTCACCTGCCTACCTCCTCAATAATTCTTATTGCCCCGTCTTCAATGATCCTTAGTGCCTCATTTCTTTTAGCATCAACGGCAGGACGAAAGAAAGGGTACGCCTTAACCTTGCCACGTTTCTGTCCTTTAATTATAAGTCTGTGTCCGTATTCAACTAAATGCGCATGAGGGGATATTTTATAATCAACCGCTGATAAATATATAGTTTGATATCCTTTTGATATCCATTTTTTTGTTACAATACCCTTTTTAAGATTTCCAGTTACGCCTACCGGGGCGTTCTCCTTTGCCTGTTTAGTTATGATGTCGGCAGCTTTTTCGATAATATTTTCTATTTTGCTAGGCGCAAATTTGCCGGCCAAAGCCTTAATTTCTTCATATAATTCCTTATCACCGCTGATACTTAAGATGTTTGCCATCAGACCACTTCCTTACACATGACATACAACTCCCGCCGCCTACCGTCCGGATCATTCGCTCCAATAACATCATAGGTCCTGCCATCGTAAACAACTTGCATTTTAGCGTTTACACCGGCAAGGTAACGAATAACAAACAAATCCGTTGTCTCAGCATTAATCTTCTGCGCGGCAAAAAACTCCCTGGATGCTTGGTGCACCTTCTGAGCGTGAACAGTCGCAAAAGTTGACCAAGTTTTTACAACCCCACCTAGACTGCCTTTAGAGGTGGTCAGTTGCTGGATCGTTATTCTGTGTCTGTATTTACCTGCTCCCACAACTACCACCCCCTAGACTAAAATAATTTTATCCTGGCCAAGCAGAGCCGAAACTGTAAACGGTATTTCTCCGCTGACGGTTCCGTCTACTATGGGTTCCCGTTTCTCGTTCCAGTGTGATACTAAAAACAATATCGCCTGCTTAATTTTCTGCGGTAAATCGTTAGTAATGTAATTTTTACTTGTCTGCGTCCCTGCCGTAGCGGTAAGTGTTAAAGCATCAACGCTGGCAACAGACGCGATAGTATACATAACGCCATCAATCTCGATAGCCTTACCTGCTGGCCAGTTGACATTAAATTCACTGCCGCTTACCCGCGTTACCGCCGTGCCGTTGGTGCTTACAACGCCCGTATAGGACGGAAAGCCTGCAGTAAAACGCACACAGACAGCATTTGCGGGGCGCAATGTCTCGGTAGGCCATAACTTACTGTATCCCAGCGAAACGCGCCCAGGTTCACTCACAACGTCAACGAAATAGTCAGTTGCTGGCATGGTATGCTCAACATTTTCGGTGTCATAGTATTTCACCGATGCAACAGACTGCATAGGCGGTCTAGGGATACTGATATAGTCTCGACAAGGCCAATCATCCAGCCAGAGATCCCATGTCTGCGGCAGATAAGCCAACCGCTGACTAGCTTCACAATAACCTGTAGCGGCGGTAATTAAAGCAGAAATATAGGCTTCATTGTCCGTATCATCGATAACACAATGTTTTTTTGCCTCGGCAAGTGTTACTGGTTCTGTTGTCGCTGGTGTTATTAATTTTAAGGCAATTTTAAGTCACCTCTATTATCTGAAATATTTATTATACTCCTGCCGCCGACGCTCCCCGGAGAGTTGGGCGTAAATCATCGTAGTGCTGATTCTGGCATGGCCCAGGTTCGACATAATAACTTCCATAGGAGCCCCATTGTTCAACATCGTGGTAGCCATGCTGTGGCGCCATCTATGCGGGTAGACGTTAGTGGTTACCTCAGAATGCTGGGCAATAGCCTTGACCACCTCTCTGATTCTGGCTATAGACATTCTACGAATTGGCTTTCTGATAGTCACAAACAGGGCTTCGTGGTCATCGGTACGGGATTTTATATACTTGTCCAGCCAAATTTTACACTTAATCGTAAAGTATACTTCCCTTTGCTTGTCACCTTTTCCGATGACTGAAGCCGAACGATCATCCCAGTTAATATCTCTGCGGTTTAATCCAAAAACCTCACCGATGCGGCAGCCGGTGCTAAAGAAAAATTCTGTGAGAGCTTTTTCCAGCAGTGAATCACAGCTATCCCTCAGCAGTTCGATTTCCTCATCATTGAGAAACTTAGGAATTCTTTTACCCTGCTTGGGCTCTCTTAGTTTGGCAGCTACGTTCCGATCAATAAATCCCTCTTCGTGTAAATAACGAAATAGCGATCTGATAAACTTTATCCTGTGGCCGATGCTGGCCGGCTTAAGGTGCTCTTGTTTGATGAGGTATTCCTTTAGGTTCACATAAGAAACATCTCCTATCTCTACGTCCCCAAGTTCCCTGATTAGTAAATTGGCCTGTATTTGGTAGGCTGTAAGCGTGTGGGGAGAATAACCTAAAAGCTTCTTATCAGCCTCGTAAAGTTGCCATGCCTTCGATAATAACAAGATCAACACCCCCTACAATGCGACACTTATTTAGTGTCTACATCATACCACATACACTAATTTAGAGTCAATAATATTATATAGAAATTGACACTTATTTAGTGTATAATGATTTAAGGAGGTGTATGCTGTGCAGCTTAAGTCAAATCTAAAAGAAATAATTGATAGTCGCGGTCTGTCCATCAGGCAGTTAGCAAAAGATATTGACTACCGTTTTGAAACTGTTCGTCAACTCTATAACAACGACACAAAGCAATTTCCCCGTGATTTACTAGTAAAACTATGCGCTTACCTCGAAATTGATATTTCCGATTTATTAAAGCTAGACCGTCAGGATTAACCTGGCGGTCGTTTATGTCCCTTCCCGGCCCGTTCATCAGCCAACTAACGCACCTTCGTTAGTTGGGTAAACTAGCAAGGAATTTTACCTTCACTTACAAGATAATCAAAAAACAATATCAATCCGTCACTTGATGTTGCTTCTTTCATTTCTGTTGCAATTGAGTATTGCCCAAAAACTGCATTTAAGAAGTCAATTGATATGCCACCAGCAATCCAATTACCCTCGGCATCTTTTCCAGCATAAGGAAATTCAGCATTTCCAAAATCATCTACTATTAGGATAGTAGAAAAATCCATTATTTTATACCCCCCACAACAACGTCATAAACATGGTCAACCGTATCACTGTTTTGTACTCTAGTATCAGCCCATAAAGCGGCCATATCTAAAGCAGAAACAGAGGCTATTTTAACACCTGTAGCAGTTGTACTTTTAATACTTGGATATTTTGACATACCTAGAGTGGCTTCATTATCTAGTTGATCTAGGTTAATAGTAAAATTGTGGTTCGTATCCGTGAGTGCATACGCATAAACTTTAGATAAATTAGTTGTACTCAGAAAGGACGTACTAAACATACTTAATGTTGCACCGGCGGTAACAGTTACGTTCCGTCTTACCCCTAATATAACATTTCTACCAGTTAGTTTGCAAGGGACCGGGTTTAAGTCAGCAACATCAGCGTCACCGACCTGCATATTCACATCACCTATCATTCTCTTTACGTTCCAGTTCCCAGCACTGTTTAGAACATACAGCCGTCCAGTATCGGATTGAAAAAAGGTACTACCGGCAGGCACTTCTGTAACAGCTAGCGCCGCCATTTCTACGGCAGTACCGATAAATCTTTTTATTGTTGTTACTAAAGTAGCAGCCATCTTTTTCGGCCCCTCCTTTTACTACGAATTAATCTGAATGCATTTGATCCAGTCAATAGTCATAGACTTAGCACCAGCGGAACCACTCAAAAATTGAATGGATGGGGTTAAATCCTCATCATCCGGCAGGTTGGTCATTGCCAATCTTGTCTGCAGGACACCATCGACATAACAATCGACGTTAGTTCCGTCAAAGCAAAATTCCAGGGTTACGTTAGTTGCAGCGGCCAAAACTCCGACATTTGCGGCAGTCGCTGTGCTGTTTTTATTTAGTTCAAACTGTATCGCAGTAGCTCCGTCAACCTTCTTGAAGCCGATAGAGTCTGTTACACCACCCAAAATATCGGTATCGGTAATAGCCAGACCTATAAAAAAGTCAGATTGTGTTGCCTCAGAAGCTTGGAATTTAGTCCCAAAGTAAAGCGGTTTGCCGGATGCTAGTTTGAACGCCTCACCCAATAGCTGCAGGTTTGCACCGTCATTTTCATTTGCATCGGTGGTAATTACTACCGCTCCACCAGTCCAACTGGACACGAGAGCAACAGTTGTATCCCCGGCACCGGCTTCAACCAAAGTAGTTGTCCATCCAGCGGGACTGTCTGCGCCAGCAAAGGGAGTACCTACAAAGTCTTCAAGTAATTTACATACTCCAGGACCGATAGCATCAAGCCATCTTTGCTTGTTTGCGCTGTCCACAAATACGAGATTCCCGTTTACGTACTTACTATTTACACCCATCGTTTTTACCTCCTTCGCTCAATTAAGAGCGCCCGGCTAATGCCGGGCAAATTTGGTTTATGCTATTGCTGTGGCCGATTCTGTACCGCCATAGCGGGCACCTGAGAGAATGGCCACGGCAGATCCATATGTTGCACCACCACATGCAGACCATTTTAGTTCCAAACAAGGAAAACCGTCAGAAAGTTGGGCAGCGTCAATTTCAATAACATAAGTAGTGTTGTCGTTAGCTGATACGTCGATACCTGTTGCCGCTACTGCAGCCGTGCGGGCACCTAAAGTATCACCAGCGGCGGTTGTTTCTGCGTAATAGCTAAAGTCGATGGCAGTATCATTGCTGGGAGTAAAGTTATCACACTCCTCAATCGTGATATTGCCAGCATCAGCGTTTGTGGCACCACAAGTTACAATAATTGTGGCGTGAGCATAGTTTTTCATAGAGAAAACATCCGAACTAACACCGGCAGAAACGTCCTGCGGCGGGAGTATATTTACTACGTGTCCTTGTTCTGCAATTGTGATTCCAGGCATTGATATTCCTCCTTAGACTTTTGAGTTTTTAGGCGTGTTTTTAGACAGGTTTTTATGCCTGCTTTTTAATTAAGCGCGAGTATCTAAAGCAACAAAGGACGAAGTAGTATCGGATCCGTTAGCTGGTGTCAGCGGAGTTGATCTAACAGGTTGACCGTCTGCGCGATAGGTAAATCTGAAACAACTCTCGTCGTAAATAAATCTTACGTGAATGGAAATAGCGGTATTAATACCGCCTTTGTCGATAAACATATAGTCTCCGAAATCAGCTAAGATGATATCGCCCTTTGTACCAAGCGTTTTGCACTGCTCCATAGGATTAACAGGTAAACCAAGCAAGGTATTATAAGGTTTACCACTCAAACCCCCGGCAGGCATAAATATAGGCGCCCCACCAGTGCCTACCGCAAGGCTCATGGTGAATAATTGCGGTATCGTATCTTTGTTGATGTACCATTCAGCCATTTCACTGGCACAACGTGCATACATCTTGATGATATTTTCAGCTAATATGGTTTTAGCAGCTTGGCCATTCTCTTTAGCTATTGTTACAAGTGATCCGCTCTGTAAAATACCGAGTGGTTTACCTACTCCGTTACCGTTTATCAGTGCATCGTCAATTAACCAACCAAACTCACTAGAAAAAGTTTTAGTTATAAAAGCCTCTAACTGCTGCGAATCTTGCAACATTTCATCGGTGGCGTAACAGAGACCGGTTAACTTACGAAGGTTAAGCTCAATCTGTCTAAATTTAGGTTTTGATCCGGTGAATTGATCCGCTTCACCCTCCCAAAAAGCTTGTACACCACCAAAGCGTGATCCTGTGGCCCGAGAAGTTTCGTCAACACCGTTAATCTTAGTTCCGTTAGCATTTGTGCTTAACGGTAATTTATTGCATTTAGACGCTAACTTACCCGTTTTATATGTTTCCTGCAACAAAGTGGCAATAAAATCCTGTTGCACTAAAAATCCACCATCACTCGGCACTGATTCATTCATACCAGAAGCGGCATTCTTTACCATTAGCCTGTTATCGAAACTACCACCGGGCCTTGCAGCTTCCGCTACTGCCCTTAGCTGTTCCCCAAAATTATTAAATTTCTCGTTACTGTTCACGACTTCAACGTGCACAGGTTTATTGACCGGGGTATTCATTTTGGTCTGCTGGTCATTTAGCTTTTTAGCTGCCTCAGCAGATTGCTCCAGGTTACCAACCTCAGTCAATAACGCATTAACCCTTGACACTTCTTCTTCCGTCATCGGTCTGTTTTCGGCTATGGCCTTATTGTTAATAGCCTCTGCCTCATCCAATTTAGCTTTAATCATTGCTCCGTACATTATTTTTCCTCCTCTTAATTTCTATCATTGCCTGATAGGTATTATTCATATCAACCGGCGCTTGTTTAGGCGGTTCCGGTTTGTTTTCGATTATACCGTCGGGGTCTTTTCTTTTTTCCATCTCTTTGAGCTTTTGAGCATAACCATCAAAGAGGCGATCCATGCTTTGCTTAACGCTGTTCTGTATGGCTAGTCCGCTAAACATGAACGAGTTTTCTACCGGATCGACTACTTCTGTATTATCGTACATAACACCATCAACGAAACCCTCTTTTACAGCTGTTTTTGCACTCATCCAAGTTTCGTTATCCATCATTTCTGCTATTTTCTTACGTGATCTACCCGTTTTAGCCTGATATGCGTTTATGATCGACTCCTTAACCTCATCAAGTATGTCTGCCATGTGGCGCATATCTTTCGACTCGCCTCTGACACCGCTCCAAGGATTATGGATCATCATAATACCAACAGGGGAAATCTGTATTTCTTCACCGGCCATAGCGATAACAGAACCAGCGGACACGGCCTTACCGTCAATTTTTACGGTAACTTTGCCCTTATGCTCTTTTAGAGCGTTGTAGATGCCTGCTGCTGCTGTAGTGTCGCCACCCCAACTATCTATCCAGACGTTGATATTCTTACCGCTATGCTCTGCCAGTGCTTGCCTAAATGCGTTTGGTGTCGCACACGGAATACCGAACCACTCATAGATCCAACCATCGTCGTCACTTACAATCTCGCCTTCAATCCTGAGTTCTACTTCTTCCGGATTAGCTTCGTTTTTTACGAAATTCCAAAATGGCATTTTATTTTCACCGCCTTTCTACGCTGCTTTACTCTGTAGCATTTTGTAAATTTCCTCAGCCGTGGCCTTGATGTTATCCTGGACTTTACCAGCTTCAACCATATTAAGAGGCTCCAGGTATATATCGCCGTTAGCTATAGAGTTCATATTCTCTAGTTTTCTTATGTCATTAACTGACATCCAACCCCACTGTCTAGCTATGGAGTAAGCCTCTGCCCGGCTTTTTGCGTCGCCTCGAAGCAACGAATCAATCTTGAATTCCAGATAATAACCAGCCATGCGCTCTTGTTGCGTCAGGAGTTGCATGTTAATGTTTTCCTCCCAGCGTTTAAACCAGGGAAGCATTGTATACATTACAAATTCAAGGCTTTGCTGTTCAATATTGGAAAATGTTGCTTTGTCAAGATTCTGTATCAAGTGCAACGGCACGCGGTAAATTCTTGCCACGTCTTCAATTTGGAACTTTTTATTGCCCAACAGCTCGGCATCAACCGGCTTGATAGTAAACGGCTTAAAGTCCATGCCCTCTTCGAGTATCATCGGCTTTCCGGTATTAGCCAAACCCGTATAGTTTTTAGTTAAGTCTGCTTTTAATCTCTCAAAAGCGATATCGCTTAACGAATTAGGATGCGTAAAAGCACCACTTGCGTTAGCTCCGTTGTTAAAAAAACTATTCCCGAACTGTTCGTAGGACAATCCCAAGCATATAGCTGATCCTGCATACTCAATTGGGGTCATACCGATAACACCGTCAAAACTTAAACCAGGTATATGAAATACCTGCGACCTGTCTAACTCTCTTAACTTAGTCCCATCCCTAATCTTATACACCAGTCGTCCAGTCTCTTTGTTACGGTCTATCTGTACCATAGACCACGGATAGGGGTATAGTCCAACTAATTGGCCATACCGATTAACCAGACGCTCACAGACAGCGTTGCCACCAGTGTTCAAGGCTACCATGCAGGCTTCTTTAAAATTAAACGGCGACATTTCATCGTTCGGAGCATTGTGCAAAATATCGTATACCGCTAAATCGTTCTTGGATTCTCGGTCACCATCCGTTTTTTTGCGATACAGCATAATCGGCATTGATGCAAGTGTCTCGGATAACACCCGCACACAAGCAAAAACAGCCGTGTATTTCATGGCTGTTTGAGTGTTGATGTTCGTATAACCGGGTGTGCCGGGTACATCGTCGCCCCGGAGGAATGACCTTACATATTCATCAAACCAGTTGTTTTTAAAAATTATACGGCTGGCCATACCTAATCTTTGCCTTAACTTCAAATACTCACCTCCTCACAGCGACCTCATTCCGCGTTTTTCATAAACCGAAGATTTATCCTCATTTACCATTGCCCGAGCATGGGCATTAATCAGTGACGCAACCGGGTCAATTTTATCGGAAGCTTTCGATTTATCTAACATTATGTTTTCACTTGGGCCTTTTCTAACTACTGCGTTTCCTATGGCCCAAGTCAAAACCGGATTATTGTTGTGGAATATTTTTTTGTTATATGCCTTAGCCCTAAAATCCTTTGTTGCTACACTTAGTCCCGTAAAAGACTGCGGTATGTCTACCGGGATAAATCCAAGTAGATCAAGTTCATGTGACAACCATGTAGCAAGCGCCCGGTCAAAACATACTTCACCTTTGGGCCATTTGTATTCTTCAAAAGTTTTCACCAAATAATCTAAAATAAAGTGATAATCGACTTCAGCCTCAGGCGTAACCGTTAACCATCCCTGATCTTTCCATAAGTCAAACCTAATCTTACCCTCCCTTACCCTTGCTTCGTAAGTTTCCTCGGGCATAAATGAGTGCGATAAAACAGCATAACATCCATCTGAAAGAGGGATATCAAAGGATAAGCTTGTTAGGTCAAGTGTTGATGCAAGGTCAATTCCAGGATAAACTTTCATACCCGTAACATCCGGGAAAGGTCTGCCGTCATTTGTACTACATTGTTTCCACTTTGCCATATTCATGTAGCCAGCAGCACGTTGGTTAATCCAAATATTAAATGTCTTAGTCAGGACATCACGCATTTTCTCAGGCTTGTCCTGGGCCTCCATAATGTCGTATTCAATAGACTCTTTACCTACGACGGTATTGCCGATGATAGGGTTTGACTTAAGCCTGGCGGCTTCACTGTTTATATCGTCTATCATCTTGCCGTTTTCGTCAGTTTCGGCCTCACATATCGCAACGTAGTAGCGGTCGTTTTCAACGGGATTATCAGGGTCAAGTATCTTACTAACGTAGTCATATTCAACACGGTAGCAAGGGTTGTTTAATTCAAAACCGGCAGTTGATATGATTGACAATAGAGGCTGCAGTCTGGTTTTCATACCCGATGAAGCTAAGTCGTAATATTCCGTTGTTTCGTGCTGGTGATATTCGTCCAGAACAACAAACTGCGGATTGGTGCCATCACCATTCTTTTTATCTTCTTTGCTTAGCCGGGCAAAAAAAGAACCGCTTTTCTTATGGCGGATAACGGTTGCTTGTAATTCTTGGTCAAACTTGGTTACGAATTTATCTTTAAGAAGTTCTGAATTTTGATAAAGCCAGCTAGCTTCACCCCAAACAAACCTTGTATCAGATTTTTTAGTAGCTGCTACATACGCCTCTGCCATCGATTCGCCAAAGGCTGATATTTCATACAGAGCTTGAATACCTTTATCCTGTGACTTTGCGTTTTTCCTTGCCAACTGCTCATAAGAGCGACGAAACCTTCTTAAGCCAGTTTCGCGGTGTACCCATCCATAAATATTGCCGTAAACGAATAGCTCATATAATGCTGGTTCTTTTTGCTGTCCCGCAAGTGGCCCTTTGCTATGCTTAAATAGCCGCATCCAGTTAAAATATCTTTTTGCTTTTTCTTCATCGAGTACCCAAGGGAATTCATCTATGCCCTCACGCTTTATGTCTCTTAGAAAGCGCATGGCAGACCACTTATATTTTTGACAGTAAGCTATATTGTTATTGATTACTTCATCACAGTATTGCTTAAGGTCGTACTTCATACATTACCAAATCCTTGATCAGCCAAAGGATCGGCAGGTTTTTTATTTTCTTGTTTTGGTACATTCTTAATCCTCGCCGTGGGGTTTAGGAAAAGTCTGTCCTCCAACTTCACTAGCAGGTCCATCTTTTTTTCAACGCGCTTATCGATTTCAAGTATTCTGTCAGCTAAAGATAAGCGCTCTACGGGATCTCTGCTCTGTGCGTATTGACTGGTTATATCATTTCTCATATCAACCATTCTTGAATACTCAGAATGTAGTAGGCAGTAACGATTAATCACGTTCTCGTCAAGTCCCTCAACATACTCAATGGAGCGATAGAGTTTTTTTAACTTCTTAAACATAGCCAGGGCAACCATGTCATTTTCAACCTGTGGGCTTGGCTTATAGTTCTTTTGTCCGGAGTTAAGTTTTGTTTCCTGTTTTTGGCGAGCGGCAATTTCTTCTTTGGTCAGGTGCCGCTTATTGCCGTTTAGTAGGTGCAACTGTACCGGTTTAGCTGGTCTGGCCAATGCCGATCACCTCCTTACAGGTGCTGAAATTTCATTTCACGAAGTTTATGTGAGGAAAGG